TCAGTTGCCAGTGCTTCGGCAGTGCTTGGAACATAGTCCGACCATGATTTAGCCACAGCGTCATAAACCTGATGGACACCATCAATATGCTTTTGCCATATAGCATGAGGCATCGGAACAGCAGCAGCTGGAATCTTGCTAGCAGGATTGGGAATCATCGGTGCTTTCTGCGTTGGTGTATTTGTTGGGGGTGTAAATGATGGGTCTGGAATCAGAAGCACGCCGTGGATTTCTTCGCTATAAAACGCAGTAGGTTTGTTGTTTGTATCTAAAGTTGCGTATTTCATGTTAATATCCTATTGCCGTCCAAGTACAGCCATTCGTCACTGCTGGGACCGCACGGGAGGCATTAACAGCCGTGAATGAAGTGGTGCTAAAAGAAGAGACCACCCCATTCAGGCCTGTTGAAACAGTGTAGTAAGCCCGTGACAGGCTAGACACTAAAGGCGGGCCGAAAATTTGGTTGGGAAAAGTCAATGGAAATACAATCACGAGACTTCCGTTTGCGGGTATTGCGGCAGGGGGCGTTGAACCCCACTGCATTATCAACCCACTAGGCAATTTCTGATAACCGTTCGGAGTCAAAGACGCTGTAAAATCAACATCTTTGGTCATGCGCTCAAATGGAGTCCAAATGCCATTGTTATCTGTTGATTGGTAAACATCATTCGGCGTGTTTCCTGAGCCAAACGATGTAGCCGTTAGCGTTCGCCATGGGTTGGCTGCACCATCAAGGGTATGACGCTGCACATCAATATACCACCAACCCGCAGGCAAGCCATTTTGTGCAACGGTTAGAGAAACATCATAATGCCCATCTTCTAGTGCGTCACTCCATGTTTGAAGTTGATAATCTGTGGGGAGACTTGTTGAAACTCGCTGCAATCCTTGTGGCATGTTTGCACGAGCTGTTGCGTGCGTCCAGTTCGCACCAGAATCAGTTACAGGTGGGTTGCCGATGTTGGCATTTGTTTTCGATATGTAGATTGCGCTACCGATGACAACGACTGCATCAACATTGTATTCCTGCGCCGCATCCCATTCAGCCACGCCTTGCTGATGGAGGTATGCCAGCATTTGAGAGACTGTAAAACCCAGCGCGTTAAAATCCTGTTTTGTTGGGTTTCCATTGACGGGAACAATCCCCCATCCACGAAGAAAGCTTGCATCAACATTATCAGTTAAGAGGTCGCTCTGTGCCGTTCCTCCAAAAACTGTCCGCTCTGTTCCCTGCGCCGCGCTTCCGAATGCTTTTAAGTTGCCTGAATATCTTGTAATTTTTGCCATTTTATATCACCTTACTTGCAAATATACCGCCCAATGCTAGGTGGTCAAACTTATCTGAAAATCCTTTAGCATTTTTACTGTCGAAAAATCCGAATGTTTTCCCTGGTACTGCATGAATTATTTGTGCATATCGAACAGCCTGTGGACGCGGTAACAACCCAAGCTTTTTAATGGCAAGAAGCCAGTTTGTATTGAAAACAGGGGTGACATACAAGTCTAGCGTCATGTTGTAATTGTCTGCAACATACGCCTCTCCACTAAAAATCTGCGACACTGCACTTTGAATTGAAACTTTTGTATCTGATGCCATGTATGCCGATGAATTGTTGAATGCAATCTTTGCTTTAATGAAAAAACGATATGCGTGGTCATCTAACTGTAAAGCTGTTTTTGCCGATTCAAACGCATCAAGAAATGGCGCAGATAAATCAAGTGTATTGAACTTATCAGAGAACCCCATCGCATTGGAATTATCAGAGAATCCAAACGCCACCTTGGGGATAATGAACGGAATAGAACGAGGTATACCGACAATCCGACCGATGATGTCAAGCGTTTTACCAGTCGCTAGGTCAACATCAAATTCAGATTTGAATGCAATGACTGCATTAAGCACCTTTTCCCAAGTTAAAGACTTCATGTCTATTTCAGCGTTTGCTTTTGGCTTTTCCCAATACTGCTTAATCAGAAGCCCAGCGTATGCGGTTGAAAATGTACTCATGGGATTTGCGTTACTACGATGTTCGCGGGGATGATGCTAAACACTTCGTTTGCACCTGATGCGATAATATCAGAAACAAAACTTACATTGTCTCGACTAATTGAAAGAAGCGTTGCTGTAAAATTGTTACCAACACCGTAAACTGATGCATATAGGTTGCTTGCTCGTGCAATCTCACCAATTGAATATGTGCGTGCTGCGATTGCATTCTGTATGCCGACAATATCAACAATAGCACCGCCGATGGGCTGGACTGTTAGCGTCACATATAACGGCACAACTGTTGGACGGTCAAAATTCATATTGTGAAGATAATTAAATGTTGTGCCATCTGGCTTTGTAATCACTTCAGTAAAAACACCAGAAACAGCCCCTTTTGTTGCCACGCCTGCCGTTCTATTTTTTGCTAGTGCCATCGTAATGTCGGCAATATCACCACCTTCAACAATGCACCAAATCGAATGCGGCTGCATATTCAGAGCTACATCAACTGTATCAAGATTGTTTTCATACACCTGCAAATCCGTCACGCCAATAAGGTTTGCCAATGCAGAATATAACCCTCCGAAAGTACTGTTTGCAGGAGATGCAAGCGATTTCTGCCTGCGAATCCGTAGGGCTGAATCTGTTTCCTCGCTCTGCCCCGCGATTGCGGCTGATGGGTTTGTTACCGATACGACACCCAGCACAATAGTTGATGGATTTGTGATTGTGTTTGGTGCTGCGATAACATTGCCAAAATTTTTAGCGAACATTGTTATCGTTGTAACGCCGTTATTCAATGTAAAAACACTATCAGTAACCCACGATTGCCCATTGGAATCAGCGACTGTATAGCCTGCTTGGATAGTCAAAAGACGGTCGGTTGTAACATCAACGGCGACCTGTGACCGCGTTGGTACGCCTCGTGTGATTCCGTTGAGTTTAATCAATTTATTAAGGTTTTCACCTGTTGCAAAGTCGGGGTCGTGCTGATTATAAAGGCTCAGAAGCGTTGTCTGTGCGTCCAATCGAGCCTTTGCTTCAATTCCAATCCGCTGACCATCAGGGCTATTTGGCAACACATCAATGTTTGCACCATAAATTGCTTTATAGCCTGCTGCCAACTCGTCATAGATTTCCTGATATGTCTGAATGGTCATGCCGTTTTGTGTTAGCTGAAAAATCATGGTTGCACACTCACTGTTTTGTCGATTCGTTGGTCGTATATGTCGATATAGTTCATACTGATACTCGCAACACGGTTTACATCAACTGAATTTATTCGGAGCAATTCGATTGAGCGAACGCCATATGTATTCAGCACTGCTTTTTCAATCTCTACAATGATTTGTGGCTTGGTATTTTTCGCGCCAAGTAATTCGACCCAAGGCAATCCATGCTGAATATCTGCGAACCAATCATCTGTAAACGAGCGCAAAACTGTTTCAATAGACTGCGCAATAGCTTCCGACTTGACTGCATAATTTGCCAAACCAAGCCCAAACATCCAGTCGCCGTTCTGGTCGATGCGTGAAACAATCATTGAGGTACTCCTGTTGTTCCCAATCCAGAAGCAACGCCGCCATGCACATGAGCCGCCATTGATACGCCACCAATCATAATATCAGTCACAGTCAAAACACCATTTTGATGGGTATCTCCATCAATCTGAACTGCACCTATGTGGTGTGTAGCCCCAGTGTGGTTTATTGCCCCGTCAATTTTCATGTCACCGATTTGGTGCGTGTTCCCCTTTCGTTCAACAAGGCTAGGGATGTTTATTGCCGCTGCCAAAGGGTTCACCCCAACAATTGCAATCCCATCGCTGTAATCGTGCATTCTAAACTCTATCGGAGGCTCATTATCTTGCCCTGCATACCATCTATCAAATGCTCGTTCTGTTATGATGAGAAGGGCATAATCACCTGCTTTTATTGGATATGCTGTATAGCTGCCACCCCCTTGCATAAACAACACAGGAACATCCGCAAATTCAGGAAGGTCAATTTTCACGCCGTTCACAATTCTGCTGGTTACAGGTTGGCAGGCTATCGTTGTCGCGTTTACCCTCGTTACCTTGGCGATTGTCGCTGTATGTAGATCGGACAATGCGGAATCAATAGCAATCATCAAGGTGTCGAGTAAATGATTCTGTTTCATAAGACTTTATAACCCCTTGCTGCGATAGCTGTAATTGATTGTTTCCAATCCGAGCCATAGTTATCACCCGAATATGCCGAAGTCTCAACTTTATAGATGCCGTTATACTGCGGAGCCATGGCGCTAACCATATCACACAATCCGCCTATTCGGATAGACGGATTTAACAATGTATCAAAGGTGAGTTTTGACATCTGCCTAGTTGGAGTGTTGATAAGCCCTGTCTCATATGAAACAACGGGTATAAGACTGCTTACAACCTCATCATTCTTTATGATATTTAACTTGCCGTCGTCAATGTACCAGGTCTCGCCACTCTCTAGCATGTTGCTTATCAACTTCGTGCTGGAGCCAACAAGCACGCGTGGGCGTATAAGCTCGCCTTGGCTTGTTATTTTGCCTTTTTGTGTGTAAATCATATCTGAAAGCAATACATCAATAGCATTCGACTTTCCTTTTACCGTTTTGCTGGTAAAGCTGTTCATGTGGTCATATATGCCGTCAATACAGGTTAGTTGGGTGATTAAGTCCGCGCCCTCCCTGTAGTTCTCGCCTCGATGAACCGAACCTTTGAACAGAACCTTAAGCTGCCCTGCATAGCCAACACTGAATGTGACAGGAATGTGCTTTGCTTGGTTTTCGACATCTTTTGCCAATGCTGCGCGGTTGGACGCATTCAGGTTATAAATGCGAATATCGAGCTTGTTTAGCCCACCGTTCACTGATTTGCTTGCTGTAAAAGTGACGCGCATGGGCGGCTTTACAGTGACATACTGTGTCGCGCTAACCTGAACAGTTAGACTGAAATCGCGGTTAAATCGGGACAGGAGTTGCACGAATAGCCACCATATCGGAAGGTTCAAGCATGTAAAGTTTGCATCTCCCAATCACAAAATCATCAATTCTAAATGGGTCAATCTCCATATCGGTTGTTTCAACAACGAAATCGAACGGGAGATTCTTTGAGCGCATATGTAGCGTTCCAGAACTCAACTTGACTCCATAAACAACATTCCCTTTATAATCCACATCGAAACACCACATTTTTACAGTGGGGTAAAATCGTAGGGTTAAAACAACCTCCGATTGCTGGAATAATATCGTATGAATCTGATGAGGTTCATCTGTGATGCTTTCTAGTAAAATCATTGGACAATCCACGACAGGACGGAACGCGACACGGGTCTTCCTGCCTGTGAGCCTTTGTCTTTTTTGTTGGCAAGCTGTCCCCCTGTTCCGTGAGCAGGGCTTTGGGCTGCGATATTCGCATAGATGACTTTCGCGAAATTGACTTTTTCAGCTTCAATAGTGAAACCTGTATTGTTTGCTTGATTGTCATATTCGGCTGTAAACGATGTTATACGCATATCAACCCTTGTGCGGTATGGCATGTCAATAGAAATGATTTGCCGACCGTTATGGATGGCTTCAATGTAATCGATAAAAAGGTTTTGCTGGCTCTTACTTTTACTATCTCTGTTACCAAACAGGCTGTATATTTGCTCGCCTTTCGCCACCAGTGCGTCCATTTTATTCACTGCATCCAACGCGCTCACGGCAAGCTCATTCATTTTTGAAATTTGGCTAACTGTTGATACAGGCGCAAACATTGAGCTAAAGTCACCGATTGCGGTTGTTGCCTGCTGAAATCTTTTAGTTATCGGGGACGCACGAAGGAACACATCGGAAACAACGCCCTGAATCGATACGGTCATTGGTTTCAAAATAATGTGGTCATGTACAAGACTTCCATCTTCCAAAGGTGATGAAGGAACTTCTGATTCAAAACGAGTGCTATCCTTCACTCTCGCAAGTGCGGTGAACCCTCCAATGCCGATTTCCTTTTTTTGGGTGTCGCCTATTTTTGAATTTAGGTAGTCACTAACGAGACCCATTACAGACCGCCAACTGCGAATTGCGTGTTGGCATTATCAAGCTGCCGATTGAGTACAGAATCAACCTCACGAGCCGTCCCTTTTGCATCATTCGTGCGGATGCTTATTGTATTGTTTTGAATAACTTGGCGGTTGTCGTTTGATTGGCTTCCATCCGCATTAGGTAGCATTGACATCGGAAGGTTTACAGGTGCTTGGGAAATGGTTCCATCTGCATTAGGTAGACCGTCATGGTGATTTATTTTCGGTTGTGTTGTGTCTTTACCACTAATACCAAAAAACTTGGCTATTTCAGCACCATTTGAAATCATCCCATCAACAAGTTTCGTCCAAATCCCCCATACTTCGGACAACGCATCAAAAAGAACACTAACGGCATCAGTGACAACCTGAAATCCTTTGGTCATATCACCAACGAAATCGCGCCCAGTCATACTGCCATAAAAATCAGCGATAACCGACTTGCCACCCTTGAATGCGGTCATCAAATCGTCAACAACGAGATAAGCCGCAGTGATAGCCGCAATCGTTAAAACAACTGGTGACAGTAAAAGTCCCATTGCGCCTGCCCAGCCAAGTGTAGCAATCTTCATCCCAATAAAGGCGACGGAGGCAATGGCTAAAACAGGGAGCATACGATTGAGTGATTCAAGCATGATGCCGCCCCATTTAACAGCAAACTTCACGCCGTTGACAACCCAGTCTTTATTTTCAACCAAAAGCTCTGTAAAGGCATCTGCCATTCGACCCATCTCTGGAGCAACACCCACAGCAATTAGCTGACTGAATGAATTGAGGCTAAACCACATTGAATCAACCGATTTAGCATAGTCTTTAGCCTGTGTTGTCTGCGCTTTTGTTAAAACACCGAGTTCTTTTGCTCTATCCCGAAGATTGGCGATTTCCCCACTAGTCTTGCCGAGCATTTGCAGAAGGCTTGGATCAATACCCAATGAGGCTGCAAAGTGCGTTTGTTCTGCCATGCTTAGATGTAATGCTTTGAACCGATTACCAACTTCAAGAAGCACTTTATCCGCTGATTTCACATGCCCAGTTGCATCGCGCACCGATATTCCAAGACGGGAAAAATCGTCATTGCCTAGTTGCGCCGCTTGCCCGATTGTTTCAGACAAAGACTTAATGCTCCCCTTCATCGAATCCGCGCTTGATTGTGACTGGATGGCAACATATGAAAGCTCTTGAATAGCAGCAACAGACACGCCTGTTTGATTGCTAAGTGCATCGAGTGAGTCAACACCCTTCAGTACGCCATCAGCCCAAAAAGCAAACGCGCCAGCCGCTGCATTCAGCCCTGCAATCATGCCGCCAAGCAGCTTAATTGAACTCCCCAGCGTTGCATTGTAATCAGTCAAAGGGGCTGTAGAGCCTGAAAAGCTGAATTTTGTCACCAAATCATTGACTACAGTTGCCATTTCTACCCCTTTGTTTGATAGTGATATGCTTCGATGTCTGATTGAATCATCTCAAATTCAACAACATCAAGAAACCGTTCTGAATCCCATTGTTCTATTTCCGAAATAGACCCGTACCCTTTTTTTACGATCTGAAACACTGTGGCATCATAATCCGATACATTAGTAAATGCCACAAAACCACATTGTTGACTTTTTACTCTGACAGTCAGGCGGTATCGCGCCCTTGAAGCAAAGGGTACGAGATAACCGCCAATGCAGTTGTAATAAATGGAACATAGTCATTGGGGTGTTTATTCCAGTGTGTTTCATAAATGCGTGATAGCAAAGAATCATCAAAAGATACAACATTGTTGATGACCGCTTCAACAGGTTCGAATGAATCACTATCAAGGAATGAAAAATCCTTGCGCTGTACCTTGGAAATAATTGATGTGTAAAAAGCAAAAACCTTTCGCCGCTGCTTGTGTGTCATTTTTGAAAACTTGTATTCACGACCATTGATTTCAGCAACACCATCAATATAGACACTTTTAATCATATCATGTGCTTTGTCTGAATCAATCATTATAGACTCCTGAATGCGTTTCGGAATCGTATTGTATATTCCATCATGGCATTGCCATCAGTGTTATTTTTAACATTGGCTGGCTGTGCTGTGATTGAACCGCTCTCTAGTGTGTACGATTCCGCCGCAGCAACGCCGTCGCGCGTAAAATCTTCCTTCACAGAGCCATTGAAAACGGTGATTGGAACACCATTTCTTGCGCTGTTTAGGAAAATATCTGATGGGCTTAATTTTTGGATGCGCAGTACCATGTCATGCACGCCCGAATCATTGCGGCTGGAGATAACCACACCGCCATTCGCTCCATTCGTTTGGGTTGACAATGGGTTGACAGGGTTTAGTTCAATAACATCCCCCTCTGCAAAATCTGTGATTGCTGTTCCATTCAGAATAACTGATGTGCTATCCGCTTGCATTGTAATAACTGACATATCTATTCTCCTTAAAGGTTAAAGTTGATAATAATGTCAACAGCGTGGATTGCTCCAGCATTTTTAACAGCGCCTTGTAAAACTGGCGACTGGCGCGCTTGGCGTGCTGATTGTGGTTGCGCTGCCAAAGAACCTGCCATCCAATAAAATCCGTTCTCCGAAATACTTCGGTTAAAGATTGCTTTGTCACCAAAATAATCAGGGCTTGACCATGTACCAGGTGCGAAAACTCCAGCACGAACAAAACCACGGGTTGTTTTTTCAGCTTGGTCAAGAAGCTGATTTACGCCACGCTGTGTCTGAGGAATCTTCGTCGCCGTTGACTTGAGCAGGTTAAACATATCGGTTTGAACAGCATCAATGAATGCCATGATGTTGTACCGATTGTCCTGAAAGTCGTTTGCGTCGCTTGTTAAAATAACAGGCGTGTTCTTTATTGTGGTGTAAACATCAAGACCCACAGCTTTTGCATTTGTGATTTCAGTTTGCGTATATGATTCGGCAGCAATAGGCAGGGCTTTCATATGCAATGTTAATGCTGAATTTTCAGCGTTGAAATTCGCCGTATGCGCGCGAGCCATATATGCCGTGGCAAAAACACGGTTGCCAGTGTGACTGAATAGCATACGATAATTCGTCAAACTGGATAGTTTGATGTCCCACACAACATTTAACGGGTCAACCAAAAGGTTCGCTGGAGCAGAAAACACATCATACAGCAAAGTGTTGTTTGCCTGCGCCCATACTGCCAAATCTTTCGATTCAACATCTGTGGGGTTGTCGATGAATACCGCACCTTTGATATTAACCAAAGCTTTCAAAGCGGCGATTGCCGCCACCTTGGTTTCAACTGTGAGCGTTGCCAATGCTGCGCCCTGTGTGATTGTAGCTGCACCTGCATAAATACCAAGAATTGTGCCGATAAAAGTGCCTGCTGCGCTTGCGGATGCTGCGGAAATGAGACTCAATGCCCCTGTGGTTGCGCTCGTAATGATGATTTCATTGTTTGGCGAAAGTGTGACTGCTGCGCCAACGATTGCGTTGTTTAGCAGTGTGACGACATCAGCCAAAGATGTTACGGTACGCATATCGAGGGCTGCTACGGTGACTGTGGTTCCATCCAGTGTAATATCCATTGAGCCATCAGCGATAGCTTGAACTTGCCCCACGACGGTCGCTTGTGATAGCTGCCCCCCCTTCAATGCCGCCGATGATGCAGGCACGGTTTCAGGTGTGCCACGCCAATAACCAACAACAAAAGTACCTCCTGCGTTTACTGCATTGGGTTGCGTTCCAAAGAATGCCGATGCATGTGCATATACCGCTGATGATGTGCCGAAATCAGCTTCTACCGAACCAATGTCTTTATACAAAGCGTATCGGTTGGCAGAGTTTACACTGCCTGTCTGTTGGCTTGTCAAAACAGCGCAAACATTCATGTTATCTCGTGCTGCAAGCATCCCCTGCGGCAAAAACGAAACATTGATGACATTGTTCATATTAGTTGGCATATTGAATACCCCTCTTGGTTTGGATTTGAATCTTCGGTGTATCTATTCGCAAAATAGGCTCGGAAGCTGATATTGAGATGAATGCAGTCACTTCAATCTGCACGCGCTCACCATACTGCTGCCCAATCAATGCTTTTACATCTGTTATGCCTGTGGCTTGGCATAGGGTGATGCCGTTTGAATCTTTGAGTTCAAGAGCTTTCTGCGAGTTCATTAACAGGCTTAATCTTGTCGCGTTGGTGTATGCTGCCAAACCATAAAAATCAACGGTTAAACGACCGCTCATCAATGCGTCATAGCTCATTATCTCATTTACATCATCAAACACCTTGCTTGATGCTACTCGCTGCATTGGGGCAAGCGAATCAATCACGATATAATCCATTTCAAGCTGCTTGCGCTCGAAGTTTTGCCGACCAATTTTTATCAGTTGTTCATCATATGCGAGCAAATCACGAACGACTAATGCGGTGCGCTGCAATATAGTGTTCATATCAACGCCTTCTTAGTTTGTTCTGCGATGGCTTCTGTGTAGCCGAATGATTGATAGTCGCCGCCATCAATAATTTTGTAATCCTCGCCGTTCACTTCGATGAACTCACCGACACTCAAGGCTAAATCAGTATGCACCTGAATGTATTTCAGCGACCAATCAATCTGCATTGCTGAAAGTTTTTCTTTTTGGGCTGGCTGTACAACAGCATTGACCGTTCGTGTTGTCACAATATCTGATTCAATGAAATCAACCGTGCCTTTTGACACTCTTTTGACCAAGAAAGGCTTTGTCCATGATGACAGCGCAGAAGCAACATCAGGAAGCATTATGTACCACCCATGTGATTGAGTTCTTAAGTGTGCCTGTATCAACCAACACTTGCGATGAACCCTTTGAATCCTTCGTGCTTTGAGCAATATTTTTCCATTGCCCGTAACCCTGCGATGCAAATGCGCCACGGCTGTAATTGACAGCAACCAGTCCAATACGCCCAAGTGCTACCTTTGGCTTTTGCCCATTTATGATCGCATCAAATTGCTTCGATACAGCGTGGTTTATTTCTTTTCGCTTAATCAAAAAAGGGGTTCGTAGAAATGAGCGTTGTGGAATATTGCCCGAACCAAACTCATGCTTCGCACCAACCTCCAGAATGGTTGCGCCATCCTTATAAATCTTTCTACCAACCTTGTCTTTTGGCAAGCCGACATCAACAGAAGATGCAGCCAATGCTTTCATCGACTTTGCCATGGTTTCGATGCGCTTCATGAACGCTTCTGGCTTCATACAGCCACCGCACCGAACTGACCGCTTGTCAAATACATGAATCGTTGACCGTACCGTGTTGTATTGAAGAAATCATACATCGCCCCAGTTCGAGACGATGTCTGGAATGATACAGACACGCTCCCAACAGACTTACTCTGTTCTGTTTGTAGTGACTCACCACCGATTTCAACCATCATTAGATGTGCGACAAGGTTTAATACTGCTTCCTTGTTACTTGCGTATGGCTTGTTGTAATACGAAGCCCACATTGGCTCAACAATCGGCATCAATGTAGCAACATCCCCTGTAAATGATGGGAACCGCGCAAGGAAATCGGTAGTGAGAGACACTTATTGTCCGCGCTTCAACACGCCAAGTTTTACAGCATGATTCACCTTGGCCATGAGTAATTCATCCTTTTTATCTTCGGCAGTCAATTTGTAAACGCCGCCGACTGCGATTTCAACATGATTAACCACTCGCATATTTGTAGAGATGTTTTTCAAAACATCCTTGCCAAGTTTTTCTTCAAGTTTTTCTTCAGGCATATAAGCTCCTTTTTTTTAGTTGCCCGATGGTTTTACCCACCGAGCTTTTTAAATCAAAGACCAGTTAAAATGTAACCAGCAGCGTTTTCCAAAACATCCAATCCACCAACGCGGAAAAATGAATCAACATGAAAGCTGAATGAGCCTTGCTTGACGATTTCACCAACAGTTAATGGAACTGGCAAACGAAATTGCATTGATTCGCTGTTTTTTGAATATGCAACGGTATGCGACACACCAACGCCGCCTGCATTATCAGCTTGGAATGTTCCACGGAATGAAATGCCAGGGAAATTAGCTTTAAGAGCTTTAAGCACTGAAGAAGGGCTTGAAGCGGTATTAAGCATGGTCACGCGAAGTTTGTTCAACACATAAGTTGGCATGTCAACATTTGTGGCCATGTATTCTGGCGTGTTGTTCACTGCGTTGTGCTGCGCTGTAATCAAGTTAGAAATGTCATTATACATTTGCTGACCTGTTAGCGTTGCGATTGCGCCTGTGGCGACTGCTGAAGTGAAGCCTGCATGATTCAACAGACCTGTTCCTGCACCAATGCCTGTACGACCAACATATCCAATCTGGTCAATATCACGAAGGTAGATTTTATTGTGGTTTTTAATGTAATCAGAAACCAAATTGATATTCTGCATTGCCGACTGCTTCACTTCTGATTCCGACCATGATGACTCAGCTTCCAGCTGAGTGACCATCAATGATGATGTTTCGCCAGTCATTGAGATTTTACCGTTGTTTGATGACAGATTGCCAGCAACAGCAAAGCCGCCAGTCGATTGCGTGCGAAGCGACTGGATAACCTGCCCATATCCACCAGTGTTATTTGCCGTGATTCCCGAGTTCGTAAAACTCAATTCTGGATATTTGATTTCAAAAATATGAGGGTCAACAACGGTCAAGTTCCGAGCGAGGACTGAACCTGCGAACGCATCCTTAAATTCTTGCGGCATACTACCGTTGATGAGCGGCTTGTGGCTTGCCATGTCGTACATGTTTTTAATTAACATATTATTCCCCCTATACCAGTCGAATCAGCCAAATACCTGGCTTGATTTCATTGATGAATTCTGCGCTTGTTGCGATATTACCTGCTGCCACATTCGATGCCTGACCAGCCGTTGCAACAGCATTGGATGCATAAACAGGTTGGAATTGTACAGGAACTACGCCAGCCATGACTTGAACAGTCACCAAGCCCTGACGCAAATATTCGACTTGTGGATAAATTGTATTGTCAATCACGCCACCAGATTCGATAGGTGCTGCCACATTCCGCAAAACAACACCTGCAATCGTTGGTGTTAATGAACCATTCATGTTGTCGATTGAGCCAGCCGCTAGCTGCGCGAATACGCCTACCTTCAACAGGTTTTGGAATACTACGGCTGAAAGCACCGTTTGCAGTGTGCCGAACCGTTCACCAGCTCCTGAAAGCTGCTGGTTATTCAGAGGTGTAGTTGGAAAAGCCATTTATAACTCCTTGTTTCCGATTTTTTCAAATTCAGCAGCCATATCAGAATCACCGAATTCTCGATAATTGGATGCTGTTTGTTTTAGCATCTTAAATGCAATCGGCAATTCGGCATCACTAAACTCTGATGACGATTCAATAGCCAACGCATCACGCATGATTTCGTCAGTTGTTTTTCCAGTGAAATCATAAGCATCATCAAGGAACCGCCGCGCCTTTTCGATAGTTTGACCATGCGTTTTTACAGCTTCATCCTTCGCATCCTCAAACTCTTTCTTTTTCGCTACAACTGCTGCTGCTACAGCATCAGAAAACTTTTCATCTTTCTTGTCCATCTCTCCTCCTTCTTCATCGCCATCAGGCTCTTGTCCATCTGTAATGTCCACTTCAGGCTCTGGCATGACATTTTTTGCAGCATCAATAACGCTCTGTAGTGCTGGCAACAATTGGGGCAGTTGGTCAACAGGAATGGATTTAATCGCTTCTGGCAATGAAGCGGTAAGCTCCACTACCTGTTGCAAATTCAATGCGCCATCCACATCAGTAAATGCGCCGTTTAGTTTCTTATTTGGTTTCATCACATCTCCTTCGGGTTTTTTATCAAGAAAACTACACATAGAACCACACCGACCTCGGTCAACAGCGGCGAGATGATGCGGCATGATGTTTACCTGTTCAAAATCGAAACTCTCGTGAGGAATTAAATCGGCGGCATACCCAAGCGATAGCTCGCGACGACCTGCATCGACCGTTTCTTTCAGTGTGTCACTTAAAATTAAATGATTCTTGATTGCGATTGTTGTACTTGTTGCTGGGTCGATAGCATCAACCATCTCTGCGCTAGATACCGTTCCGCCGCTCTGTGGTGGGGGAACATCAAGGGTCACATGCTCATCGGTGACGGGTATTCCAGACATCTTCATTGCTGTATTAGCGATTGTTGCAGGCGAGCGGTAAACTTGGAATATCTTATCATGAGGCTCTATGCCAAGCTCTGCACCCGCATATTCAAGCACGCCATCGCGGACACTCACCGCCGTTTTTTCGGATGGGTCAAATGCAACTGAATCAGAAAAATAACCGTGGTATCGTTTCATAATCGGGAACTGTTATCTGTATATCCGCATATGTCAACTTTTACATATGCGGATAGAATGATATGTTTGATGTCAATCATCAATCTAATCATCAGGGATAATGTATTCAACATGGCATCGGCATTGAAAGTCGATACCTGGGAAAAGTGTCTTATCATCTGTAGATGAATAGAGACCATCCTTTATATTGAACTTTTTACCATCACGATCAGCATGTGAGTGCCGTACCCGCTCATCCTCAGAAGTTCGCCAAATCCCTTCAGTGATGCCCAAGTTTTGTGCCCTTATTTTTCCTGTGATTGCGTTGAAGTTTGATATCTGATTTCGTGCTGTGAATTTCGCATGGTTTTTTCGCTTGGCGACCATGCCATCAAAGTTTTTTATCACTGTTTCAAGCGAGCCACCAATAGCCATCTCTCGCAGTGTGTTTGATGTGTATTCAGCTATCGTATCATTCCGAAGCTTTTTAACCCACTGTGCAGTCTCCAAGGTAAGCGCATTGATATTGGCTTTCAGCCCTTCTGTTGCAGCAAGTTCCTTGCTTGATATTCCAATATGCCGCTCGACAATTTGGTACATATCCTTTTGACTACGAAAGTTTACCTTTGCTAAAATCTTCGCAACCATCTTCTCTATTCTGTCGTCACTGAATTGCCGCAAAAGTCGGCGGTTGGTCTGTTTTGCCAGTCTCATCAGAATAACAGCATAGTTCCCAACCTGTGCATCAGCGAACTTCGACACGGTTGTTTTATTCATTCCTTTTATCACATTATTCATAAATCGGGCTGAAATCTCTGAGACAATGAACTCAATCATTTGTGACATCTCGTTAGTTTGTGTTTTAGGGGCAGCCGTGGAATTGATTATAACGCCGCCTGCTGCTTTTAGCTTACGCTTCGCCATCTTCAAAAACCTTTGTTAAATCATCGAACTTCACAACATTCTTTTCTCTCAAGTAGCCTGCATAATCTTCGCCAAGCTGTGCAAGCTTCAATGCGTTATCAATCGCTTTTGTCTCAAACTCAATGCGTGCTGCCGCAGTTTCCCCTTGATTTTCAACGAATGAAACACTCCCTTTACCAAGCTTTCGCATCAGTTCATTTATTGGCGGAGAAAGGTAGTCGTCTTGAATTATCTCAATCGCATCTTGGAATGATTCGCGCTCATTGCTCCCTGAACTATTCAGCCCCTGAACATTCTCACCGACGAGCATCGACAACGGAATGCTTGTTACCATCGCCAACCGACGCAGGGTTATCATATCTGCATCGGATAGGTTTGAAATGTTTTGTGTAACAACTTCTAAATCATCCTCTTTATCAATGATGCCCGCTGTATAGATGCCCCGAACATCCTCCATCTTCCCAAAATATGCAATCAGGTCAGACTCATTCCCCGAGCGAAGCGAATCTTTGAAGCCTGAAACCTTGTAAAACATCGCAGAAGCTTTCTCAATAATTTTTGGAGCTGCACGCTGGACGACCCCATCAGCGACAAGCTGGTCATAAATCAAATCAAACTCGCCAATACCACCGTAAAAATACATCGGCGCATCAAATTCTGGTGGTTGCACATAAGTAAAATCAATTACCCGAGAGTAGTGTATATTCTCTCCTCGCACATTGTATGAATTTGGTTTGTAGTATCGTGCGCTCTGCAAATCACGCTCGACATCACCCGTCACTACCATGTCACCACTGAATACTGAGAGCATAATGCGATTGCTATCAACTCGACCCATTGGGCGAGACAGGTCATCTCCACGATGGTGCAGAACAATGACACCACGCCCGAATGCGAGCATCCATTTCGATGCCTCCTTCACCTTTGTTTTCAATATCAAATCATAGTAATTCTCATCTTCTTCCGATTTGAATTGCAGCGTATCTTTCAGTGCATACCCAGCTTTCAGTCTGACTATTTTGCTACCAATGCCTGTGCGATAAACTTCTCGCATAGTTACAGAATCAAGCCGTGTCGATTGAAAACCGTTTTCTGATGTGACGCTTCGTCTATTTACCAAGCTAGATACGAAACTTTTCAACCCGTCTGTAAAAACACTCATAAAATATCCCCATAGTTGACAATCTTGTTGCTCAATATGTCTATAATTGCATCCATCGATGGATCGACTTGGTCATCGTTCGGGTAATTCGGGAACCCCGAAAATTCCGCTAAATAATCAGACAACCAAGGCTTGTTTCGTGGTAAAAGAACATTTCCCGACTGTATCAGTGGTGCAACATCAAGTGCGCGTGTCTGTTTGTCAATATTACGCTGTATGCCAATGATTGGTATGCCTTCTCGCTTAAGTGTCTGGATAAGTCCTGTCCCGCTAACTTTATCTTCGACATTCATGCTCCTAAGAACTCCATTGCCATCGTTGACATTGTGTTTATTCCAAAAAGCCCGAGCTTGAACAAGCAATTCGGGGGCTTCCCATTTTCCGCGTATTTGGTCGATAATAACAGCCGAACCGAACACCGACCGTCCCCAACATTGAAATACAGTATAATCGTTTATTGTTTTGGTTTTTTGCGCTGTATCGGCATAAATGGCACGCCATTCTGTTCTCGGCATGACATCATAAAAGCCCCACCAACTATCTTTAAAAAGGTTGCCACCCTTCACGATCGGGTTTTGCTGATAAAGAGACTGCCAGTTCTCCTCAAGCATAGTGTCTCGCAGTGATTTCAATAGTTCAAGCGACTTATGTTCAGGAAATAACGCTTCGCCTTCTATCCTGTGTGCTTCGTCATGCTCTGCAATCGCTTTGTATGTAATCACCTTCACATCGTCACCAAGCTTCTTTTTGAGCCTGCCAATGGGGTCATCAACATGCCAGCGAGTAAGAATAGCCAGCATCCCAGCATCTTCTGAAAAACGGGTGAAAAAATCATCTGTAAGCCAAGCCCATGTTGAATCTCGGATGGTTTTGCTCGCCGCTTCCTTCCGCCCTTTGATTGGGTCATCAATCACGCCCAAATCAAGCGATTCACCAACAATGCTACCGTTTACCGTTGTGTTTCTGAAATAACCAATACGGTCAACATACTCAATCAAT